TCCTTAATAAGATAATACGTTTTGTCCTAAGACACCGTAATCTACGTTGCCTATTATAAACCCATCTATGATCGGTTCAAGCGTTGTAAACACTGTTTTCCAACTATTCGGGGTTATGTTCATACCTACCCCAAAGATCTGTAAGGTCTTGTCTAAGGTAGATCCACCTGGCTGGGTAGTGATTACAGTGATCGGATCAAAGAAGTCTAGGTTTAAGGCTGCGATTATGCCTGTGTTGTAGTCTGGGCTGTATAGATCTAGTTCTACAGCATCGCAGCGGATACTGGTCTCGGCCCTAGATGCTACATAAGCCCTAGCGTAATCCAGGGCTACAGCATCGGTCTGCATTAGTAGGTTATTTAAGAAGTAAGAATGGATAAAGTATTTGTCAATAGAAGCTGAGTTAGTGGCAACCTGAGCCACACCGCCTACCATGGTAACGGTGGCTGAGTTAAAGACTAGAGAATCATCTAGTTTCCATACAGCATTGGCATATTTAATACCTGAGCCATCATCTGCAAATACTGTAGGCGTGCCACCTATTGATCCGACTGTGACTGTGCGATCTTGAAAGACAAAAGATCCAGAAGCGTTTACGTATATTGCTCCGTACTCACTATTGGCTACCGTTTGTAATGCTGCTAAAGAAGTACGTGTAGTGCCAGGATCTGCCTGCATAGTAGTTAAACCTGCATCTACATCGCGCATAGTGTTAGGCCATGAGATTTGATCTAAGATTTGATTAACTCTAGTGCCTGACAGATTGCCAGCAGCTGAGCCAGTGACTGTTGAGATTTGTGCATTCTGTGCCAGCCTGTAGGCATCTACGGCTTGTATAGTCGTATAGGCAACCTCTGTTGCATCTTTAGGCTGACTGTTTACATAAGATGTAATAAAGCCTGAGAAGATTGGATATGTTACCCCTGAGTAGGTTGCAGTTATTTGCACCTTCTTCATAGGTGTTAGTAATGAATAATATGGGCTACTTGGATTCTGTGGGTTAAAGTCGCCATTCTGATCTACTATGCGTAGGCTCATTGTGCCAGTCTGGAACTCATCGGCTAAAGCGTTACGGCCTCTGTTAGTTTGTATTGAATTAACTCGATCAGACACATCCACGATTACAGCTGCAGAATCAGCCAATACGTTAGTGCCTAATATGCCTGATCCAATTATAAAAGCCTGGGCAAATGATGGGCCAGTACTAAAGTTAATTATTGCATTGACTGTTGGTACGGCCATTATGGAAGTGATCCAGCAGGTGTGGTTGGTAATCCGTTCTTATTGTTAATTATTAGGGCATCGGCTATTGCTTTAGTTAGCGCATCAGTTATGTTAGAAGTATCTGTAAAGCCTAAAGATAGGCTGAGATCTATTGCCTGTTGACTTGTGCCTAACATGCCTTGGTTAATAGCAACACCAGCCAAACCACCTACGTTACTCATATTTGGACCTACACTAGCTGGACCACTAAGAATTGTGCCACCCACTCCTACTTGAGAAGGACTTACGCCAAAAGAAGTTATTAAGTTTTGTGTGGCCTTTGCTAAATTATTAAATGCATCTGTTGCAACATAGGTAGTATCTGCTAAAGTATTTACAGAATCAGATAAAGCCAGATAATCATCAACCATAGACGTATTGCCATCTAGTATGGCTAACTTTTCTGCAAGTCGTTGTTTAGTCTCTTCATCGGTAGCTTGGTTAAGCGCAAGCATTAAGCCAATGCGTTCTAAATCGTATTTATCTCTTAACTTCTTTAATTCTACTTCTTTGGCCAATTGAGCGTTTAACTGTTTGCGTATTTTTAACTCTTGTGCTCGTGCTATTTCTGATGCTGCACCTGAGCCAAGGCTGTAAGTAAAGTTAGATTTTGGAGCATTAAAATCAGCAGCTGCACTGGCACCCAATTTTGCCAGTAAACCTATAAGAGATGTGTTTGCTGCAAAACTTAGTAACTTAGTTAATCCAGAGTTTTGTGCAATGCTGGTTAATTTACCTATCATAACTCCAAGGCCAGTAATAACATTGCCAATAGTAGTTCCAAAGTTTTCCATTGCAGTTGTAGCAGCTTGCAAATTCTTGTCTTTACCTATTGCGGTTAAAGCATTTAAAATACCTTTACCAACAGCCTCAGATGCGTTTGCAGATGCAACCTTAAATTGATCCATTTTGCCTGCATAGGTATCTAACCTGGCTAACGCTTGTCCAGAAAACTTGCGTTGCAGTTCATCCATAATAAGGTTCATATCACCAGTGGCTAAAATGGTTTTATCTAACCCTGCGCCTAATCTTGATAAAGCTGTAGTTTGTCCCGAGAAGCCCTTGGCCAATGCCATGCTAACTTCTTCAACAGATTTACCAGTGGCTGCACTAACGTCTAATGCAAGGGCTAAACCTTTTTGGCTTTTAGTTAAAGACCCACTAGCTGTAAGTAAAGTCTGGAAGGCTGGGCGGAGTTGGTCGTCTAACACGCCAGTCATTTTTTGTAGGTTGGCTATGTAGTATTCTACGTCTGGTGCTGAAAATGCGTAACCAGTATTTTTTAATTGTATCTCTAATGATTTAGCGGCCTTTTCATCATTAGCAAATGCAGTAACAGCCTTCCTACCATAGTTAACTAAAGCTGCTGCGCCAAGGCTAATTCCTAAAGTTCTGCCTAAACTTTTAACGCTTTTTTCAAATGAAGTTAATTGCTTTTGTCCTTTAGTAAGGGCTTTGCCATTCCAGGTTGCGGTGGCTGCTACAAATATATTGGCCATTACGCTGCCTTCTTATTCTTAATGTAAGTCATTTTTGTAAAGTCCACAGTTGTATCATCTATAGCATTTACTATTGCTTCATAAACTTTAACGCTGTCTTGTGCCCATGCCTTATAAATTAAGCGGCCTTTAGTTTTACGACCACCGCTACGCATATCTTTAATTTTAGGTTGTGATGTCACTGGCTCTAGTGCAGTTATAAATTGCTGGCTGGCAAATGGGTTATTAGATTTGTATTCCTCAAATGCTTTGCTTCTAGCAGATCTTTTAGTATATGTACCACTGGCACCTTTAGATGGTGTCATCTGAAATGGGGCTCGGCCCTGTGGGTTTAGTCGGCCTGCTGTTTCATAAATTGATCCTGCGCGGCTAACATTGTAAACATAATTACTAACTTTAAAACCATTTTTCATAGTTTTATTTTCGCCAGGATTATATCCAATGCCAGATCTAACTACGCTTGCATCATAATTAGGGAAAGTGCCAGGGTTGCCAGATGCTTTATTCCAGCCAGATATAACACTGGAATTACTAGCTACAAACCCCTTAGCTTTAAATGCCACGCCACGCATTAAGGGATCAATAGCAGCCCTAATCTTTATGCGCATATTTTCATCAATAAACTTTAAACCATTAAGAACATCTTTAACGCCTACGACCTCGACTGGCATTTTTGATCTCCTTAGCTCGATCAGCTAACACCTGGACTATTGCCCGAAGCATCTCTTGATCCATATCTATAAAAGCTTGTGGCGCAATTCCTGTTTCTACACTTAGCGCAGCTATGGTGTAAGTTATAGAATCACGCGGTACTATTTTTTTTCTTCGTCTAATACCTCTACAGTTTCAAGAGTATCAATAAACTCTGTGCCCCATATAGGTATCTGCGCGCCAGCCCTGCGTAAGCATTCATAAGCCAACCAAAATATTTCTGTTTGGCGTTCATGCTCACGCAAGACTTTGCTAATTCCTGAGCCATACTTGGCTTCAAAGTTATATTCAACCCCTGGCGTAATTTTGTGCTCTGAAACTTCGCCATTAGCCCTAGTAATCTTTAACTTTGCCATTATTACTCCTTAGTTAAAATGCAACTGTAGTTGATACGGTTATTGCGGAGTTTACTGTAAAGGATAAACTGGAAGATGCAACCTCAGCCACGCCGCCTGTACCGATTGGGGTAAGGTTATTTACCAGGATAGAGAATTGATAAGAAGGGTTAGTTGCTGATACTGCAGTGCCTTTAACAGTAATTACCGATACTGATAAAGTTTGTCCAAAGGCTGCATTAAGTGTTGTATTTACTGTACTTGCTGCCCAGTCATTGATAAAGTCGATACTAAATGTACCGCTTTGGAGACCAGCGACAAATCGATGGCTCAAATCTCCCATTGAAGTCACTTCAAGTTCATCTACAATTTGATTGATAACAGCGTTTGTTACTAATGAACTGATATCAACAGAAGGTACAGTAGGCGCTGCGGCAGTAGCCAATTTAACGCCTACATTATTATTTAGATATATGGCCATTGTTATTCCTCGTCTTTCTTAGTTGCGGTTGGTTTTGGTGTTTCTTTAATTTGACCTGTCTTAATTAAGAAGGCTAAGTCGTCTGCTTGTGTGCTCATTTTAACTCCAGCTCGTTAGAATTGATACGGTTATATTTGATGTTAATAAATCTCCACTTGCCATACTAGAGATAGCTGGAGCGGAGACATTTGATATGTTTAGCACCAAAGATGATGCACTTAATTTGTTTACTACAGCTACTATAAAGTCCTCTAATCCTGCAAGGTTCCCCTGGTTATCTAAAGCAGGCACGCAAATCAAAATGTTAAAATTGGCTAAAGGTGCAATGCTGGTTTGATCATTATTAGATGGAATAATATAAGGATCGCCAGGAGTGATAACTATACTGTTTGGTATTAAAGTCGCTGGTGGGTAACTGAAAATATTCCAAACGCCAGTATTTGTAAGATCTGTGGCTAGTGTTGATCTAAGTGTAGTAATTGCAGCCGTCATTAGCCGACCATGGTGTTAGGGCTAGAATAGGGCGCTATGAGGCCTCTGACTCTATTGATAAGCTGGTAGCCCATGGCGTAACGGTTAGGGCTCATGCCATCCATACCGTTGCCTCCGTTCTGAGAAACTTGTCTCGCCTGAAAAATATCAACGGCAATAATCATGGCAGCCTGGTTTACAGCTGGTACTGCACTGTATGCAGATGTTTTGTAGCCAGGGCCAGTACAAAGGCCATAAGGTAAAATTCTATGAAATGGATCATCGGCAGCTGTCTTAGCAAACTGTATAACAGAATAACCACTTGGATAATTGCTAAATGCGTATGTACTCCAAAATGCTGTACCTAAAGATGCTGGCGTAGTTGTACCAGGATATGCGCCTGTAATTGTGTAGGTGCCATTGTATGTACCAGCACCAGATGCGGTAATAGTCACGCTTTGGCCAGTTACAAATATGCCAGGATTAGCTAGTAATACGCTGGCAACGTTATTGCTTATACTTGCACCGACTACTGGGGCATTGTTAAACCAAAGATAAGAATTAAGTAAATCCTCTGATGTTTGGCAGATACTTTCTAAATCTACATCGGAGTAGAGCGAACCGATTCCGAGATTCGATCTCAATTGAGCAACTGTTACGTATGCTGCGGCCATCTCTACTCCTCTGCTAATAGCTCCCTAGGGCTAGGGCTACTAAACCCTAGGGATTCTTAATGTGTTGCTTTTATTACGCTGTCATGTTGTAGCGTTGTAGGCC